CTCCTTGCAAATAGCAAGAAGTTCGTCCTTGTGGGGGATGGGCGAGGAGTCCGAGTAGAGGGGCGGGGGCAATTATTTACCCCATCCCTTCCAAAGGATGTGAAAGAGCTTTTGGCTCGATTGGTCCCGAAGGACCGTTTCGTGCCTAAGCGCTTTTGGGTTCTTACCTCCGGAGGGGGTAGTAGCCGTAAGGTGTCGCTGGAGAAAGGTTATAAAAGTTTAATATCTTTCTACCGGGTTACACCGAAGATTAGAGAGTTTCTATATCATTTTTATCATAAAATTGATATAGATCTCCTAATCGCTAGCCTGGGCCTGGGGGTCTCGTTAGAGACACTTCGCGTGATAGATGTCGAACAGACTCTAAAGACCGTGAAGACTTTCCCGGACACGCCAAGTATTTCTTATACTTATAAGAATAACTTGGCGCGGCTAGACTGCGTTCGGACCGTGCTTGATGGAGTGGCGATGTGTTATCACGAAATTTTAAAACGACGTGATAGTTTGCCCTCCGCAGCGATTCGAATGTTGTCCCGCCTTAAGCTTCGTGCTTGGTGGAACTCGTGGGACACGGCAAAGTTCATTAAGGACTTGGCCGTCGAGTGTCGGGCCTACTATTTTGGTAGGGCTTGTCCTCGTCACCCACTTGTGAATTGGATGACGGCAGTAGAGGCGCTTCAGTTTTCTTACTTAGCGCGTTCAATGCCGTCACCCATTTTGAAAGTCAAAGACAAGATGGCCCTTATAAAGGACCTTTCTGTCAGATTGACTATGCCCCCGCCGCAGGAGCCCGCCGATTGGCGGTCTTTTATACGGCGGTGGCTGTCCAAGAATCGGGGGTCAAACCCAATTCGCTTGTCAGCAGAGCCTAGTGTTTCAGCGGCACTGGGCTATTCTGGAGAGCGATGGGGCCACTCTGGAGCATATAGGGATATTTGGGTATTCCAGTTATCCTCCAGATTGGTCAAAGGCGACCTCTATGAATATCTCTTGGAGACAGTCCAGAAGGCCGGCCAGGTACAATCATCGGGTATGTTCGATGCTATGTTCCTGGGCGACATTCGGACATCGAAGGTACTCAACGCCATCCTAATGGATGGTTGTGAGACTATCCTCGATTTCATTTTAGAGTCGGGTGGAACACTGCCGGCCCAAGCACTTGCAGCCCCTGAAAAGGGGTTGAAAGTTCGTGTGCCGACCTTGGGGTTGACTGCTGCTAATTTGGTGCAGCAGGCTTACCGCAAGGCAGCGGACCACTTTCTCTTGAATGATCC